CAGACGATCCTGGCGGAGCTTCGGGCGGTGTTCGTGTGTTTCCGTCCAACTGCTGTGTGCCGCGTGACGGGTGTGTAGAGTAACTAGCCTATGACCGAGTACCGCGTCGGCGACGAGGGGGCGACCGTGTTCGACGAGCACGGCCGCCTCCTGGCGCGCCTTCGGTCTGGCGCCGTGGTCGTGCCGGGCGCGATCGACGAGACCACGGCTCCCCCTGAGCCCGACCAGACGTACCCGTTGCGACGCGGCTACGACGACAAGGTCGTTCGTCCCGAGCGGGGCCCGACGTCATGACCGTTCAGTACACGACCGCGGCCGCGATCGCCGCCTATCTCGGCGAGACGTTCACGCCGGAGCAGGCCACGCAGGCTGACGCCGTGGCCCTCGCCGTCACGGCGTTCATCGACCGATACACCGGGCAGAGCTGGCAAAGCACATCGCCGGTGACGGCCGAGTGGCTCCCGCTCGTCGCGCGCCACGACGACGGCGCCGAGACCACCTGGCCGACCGTCTACCTCCGCAACCGCCCGGTCATCGCCGTCTCGGCGGTCGTGCTCCGCTCCGGCGGGCCGCCGGCCACGCCGACCACGCTTGCCCCGAGCCAGTACGAGCTGATCGACCCAGCTCACGGGGTGCTCCGCCTGGCCGCGTCGGGCGCCGGCTACGATCCCTACGGGCGGCAGATTATCGCGCTCGTCGACTACACCTACGCTGATGCGGTGCCGCCAGATATCACGCTGGCCGCGACCATGATTGGCGCGTCGGAGATGGCGCGCGTCCTGGGCATGCAGGAGCAATCAGCGCTCATTGAAGCGCACCCGGAGCTGGCCGGGCTCAAGAGCGTCTCCGTCGGCCAGAACGACGTCAACGTCCAGCTTGCCGATACCACGGCTGCTGCCGGCGCCACCGACGCCAGATCGTCATGGGTGACGCCCGGGTCGGCGGTCGCCGCGATCCTGAACGGGCATCGACGGGTGGTGATCGCGTGACCCAGCCGATCGCGCTGCCGATGCCCTGGCTGCGCGCGGTGGCGGCGGCGTTCCTACCCGACGTCGCGGCCATCGCGCGCTACACCGAGACCAGCACCAGCGACGGCATCACCGAGACCTGGACGACGATTGCGTCGGGCATCCCGTGCCGCGTCTCGCCGCGAGCGACGACCGCGACCGAGGGGCTTGCCGCCGGCGGAGCGGTCGTCCGCGCGGTCTCGCCGTGGCTCGTCACGCTGCCATTCGGGACCGACGTTACCGTCCGAGACCGCATCACCGTGCTCGGCGGCGACCGCGTCGACGGGCGCACCTTCGAGGCCCAGCGGGTCGATGAGCGGTCGTACGAGGCGGCGAGAGACGTTCAGTGCGAGCTCGTAACGTGAAGGATTGGACGTCATGATTGGCTACGCCGGCGTCTGCTACGTCGTCGCTGCGATCCTGTTCATTCTCGCCGCCGTCCCGTTCCCGGAGGTCTATCACGGGCGGCTGATCGCGGTCGGGCTCGCGTTCCTTGCCGCCGGGCACGCCCTCTGATGGCCGGCGCGACATCCGTCCAGATCAAGGTCATCTCGAACAAGATACCCGCACTGCCGGCCGCGCTCCGCAAGCAGGTCGTCGACCAGGTCGCACGCTCGACGTTCGACGTCGAAGCCAGAGCCAAACAGGTCGTGGCCGTGAAGACGGGCACGCTACGCCGCTCGATTCACAGCGTGTTCACGAACGGCGGGCTCACGGGGATTTGCGGGCCGAGCGTGGCGTACTCGTTGTACGTCGAGATGGGCACGCGCCGCATGGCCGCTCGCCCGTACATGCGGCCGGCGGCCGAGCTGGTGCTCCCGAGGTTCGCCGACGAGCTGAAGCGCATCCTGGCGGGGCTGGCCTGATGGCCGTCGAGGCGCAGAAAGTCGCGGCTTTTGTCTTCGACGCCCTGATGGCCGATAGCGGCCCTGGCGGCGTCGCGACGCTGCTCAACTCGCGGATCTACCGCGACCAGGTGCCGGCCGCGGCTACCCTGCCGGCTGCCACCGTTGGCGTGGTGTCGTCGACCGACTTCGGGACGCTCGGAGCTGTCCGCGTGCTCGACGTCGTCTTGATCGACGTCCGCGTCGTCGGGGCCGGCGCGTCCTACGGGCCGATCAACCCGGCCGCTGACCGGATCGACGCCGTGCTCCAGAACAGGACCGGCACCAGCGGCGGCGTCTGGATCGTCGAGCTGCGCCGCGATCAGACCCAGCTGTTTCTGGAGAACGACGCGGGCGCGCAGTTCGCGCACTGCATCCAGACGTACCGCACGGAAGCGCACGCGCTGCCCTAGAGGAGGTGAGCCGCTATGCCAGATCGCCCGCTCGTACAGGAGATCGTCGAGATCGCCGTGGAGACAACCCCCGGGACGGCCGTCCCGTCGGCGGTCAAGCTGGCCGGCTTGCAGGTAGACCTGGGGACGGATATCCAGTTCGACCGCGTCGCTCCAATGGGCTCGCTGTTCGACACGATCGCGGCGCCGCGCCAGGAGCAGGGGACCGGCTCGGTCTCGGGCTTCCCGACGTACCCCGAGATGGCGTACGTCTTTTCCAATGTCTTCGGCGCGGCCACCGTCACCACCCCGTCCGGCGGGACGCTCACGCGGCAGTACGCCTGGGCGCCGTCGTCGTCGACCCCGTGGACGCCGCGCACCTGGACGATCCGCCGCGGGATGGTCGGCAATACGGCGGAGCTCGCGACCTACGGTCTCATGTCCGGCGTGGGGATGTCGTTCTCGGCGACGGCGCAGCCGGAGATTAGCGGCGACCTGTTCGCCAGAGCGCTCGACTACGCGGCAAGCGTCGGCGCGACCGGCCTGACCACGCTCTCGGTGGTGCCGATTCTCCCGGGCCAGGTCTGCGTCTATCTCGATCCGACGGCGGCTGCGCTCGGAACGACGCGGCTCACGCGCGACTTCGTGGCCGCGTTCACCATCGGGGGCTTATTCGGCCCGTTCTGGCCGCTCGACTGCACGCTGACCTCGTTCGGCGGGCACGTCCCGCTCAAGCCGGATGCGACCGCCACGCTCCAGCTCGGCAACGACGCCCAGGGCCGCGCGTTCATCGCGGACATGCGGGCTGGCAGCACCAAATACTGCCGCATCGAGGCGAGCGGGCCGATCATCGAGACCACGCTGCAGCACCGGCTCCGCATCGACATGGCGCTCAAGGTGGTCTCGGCGCCGACGAGAGGCGACGCGGACGGGCTCTCGACGCTGGAGTGGGGCTTCGGCCTGTTCGACGACGCGACGCTCGGCGGCGCTTTCAAGGTCGAGCTGCGTACCAACGTCCCGAGCATTTAGTAGGGGGGTCCATGCCCAAGCTTCGCAACATGCTTGGCGACACCGGCACCATCGAGATCGAGGTGCCTGGCGACGAGCCGCTCGTCGTCGAGTACCGCCGAGGAGCCGTGACGCCGCGCCTGCAAGGCAAGCTCGCCGAGATCCAGCGGGAGATTGCTCTTCACGGCGAGGACGCCGTGCCGTCGGCTGACGCCTTGCAGACGCTCTGCGATCTGTACGCCCAGACGATCGTCGCCTGGAACCTGACCGACGACGACGGCGTGACGATCCCGACCGACGCCGAGCACCTTCAGGACGTCGATTTCGGAACGCTCAACCTGGTCATGCAGGAGATTGGGAGGCAGGCCAGACCCGACCCTTTGAGCGGAAACGGCTCCAGCAATGGCTCGTCACCGGGGGCAAGCTCGGAGCCGCTCCTGATTACTACGGCATCATCGTGATCGCCGAGAAGTACGGCCAGCCGCCGCAGGACGTCGCTCAGTGGCCCGGGGAATGGCTCGCGGCTGCCGTGACCGTCATGGACGCGCAGGCTGGAGCCGAGCACGAGCGGCAGATCCGCGAGCAGCGCCGAGCCCGAGCGTCGGGCGGACGGGGGCACTAGGCCATGCCGTCGGCGAGCACCGTTGCCGAATTGCAGGTCGTCGTCGGCGCCGACGTCAGCTCGGCGGAGAAGGCGCTCGACTCGCTCGGCACGAAGGTCGGCAACGCCGGGTCGATGATCGCGACGGCGTTCACCGGCGCCGCTGTCGCCGGCGTCGCCGGGCTGGCTGCTGGGCTCGGCGCCTCCGTCGCGGCCGCATCCGACTTCGAGAAGTCGATGTCTGGCATCAAGGCCGTCTCGGGCGCGACGGCCGCGCAGATGGAGGACATGTCGAAGCTGGCGCTCCAGCTTGGCGCCGATACGTCGTTCTCCGCGAAGGAGGCGGCTGACGGCATCGGCGAGCTGGTCAAGGCCGGCGTCTCGATGTCCGACATCATGGGCGGCGCCGGCAAGGCGTCGCTCGACCTGGCAGCAGCCGGCGGCATCGCGGTCGCCGACGCCGCGACGCTCGCCGCGCAGGCCATGAACATCTTCGCGATCAAGGGCGCCGACATGGGCCACGTCGCCGACACGATCGCGGGCGCCGCGAACGCATCGGCTATCGACGTGAACCAGTTCAAGTTTTCGCTCTCGGCGGCTGGCACGGTCGCGGCGACGGTCGGGTTCTCGTTCGACGACTTAGCGCAGGCGATCGCCGTCATGGGCCAGAACGGGCTCGTCGGATCTGACGCTGGGACGTCGCTCAAGACGATGATGATGGCGCTCCAGCCGTCAACGAAGGCCGCGACCGAGAAGTTCAAAGAGCTTGGCCTGATCACGAAGAGCGGCGCCAATGCGTTCTTCGACGCGACCGGCAAAGTCAAGAGCATGTCCGAGGTCGCCGGCATCCTCCAGAAGTCGCTGGCCGGTCAGACCGAGCAGCAGCGATTGGCGACGCTACAGACGTTATTTGGGTCGGACGCGATCCGAGCGGCCGCGATCCTGGCGAAGACCGGCGCCGAGGGCTTCAACGACATGGCCGACGCCATGGGCAAGGTCTCGGCGTCGGACGTCGCTGCGACCAGGCTCGATAACCTCTCGGGCTCGCTTGAGAAACTGACGGGCTCATTGTCGACGGTCGCGATCACGGTCGGCCTGGCGCTGACGCCGGTCCTGAAGGATCTCGTCGACTACGGGACCGAGATCGTCAACGCCTGGGGGCCGACGATCGCACTCTGGGCTCAGGCGTTGCCGGGCGCGATCAACGCGACGATCACGGCGCTGTCGCTCCAGCTCGCGCCGGTCCTCACCTGGTTCTCGACGACCGGACTGCCGGCCCTGCGCGTCGCGCTCGGCACGATCACGACCGCGATCACGACGAGCCTTCAGCCGGCGCTTGCCTGGCTGACGACGACCGGCTGGCCGCTGCTTCAGGCCGCCATGCAGGCCGTGGTCGACTGGTGGACGACCGTCTATCTGCCGACCGTCGCGACCGTCGTCTCGTGGCTCGTCGATAAGGTCGGAGCTGCGCTGACCTGGCTCACGACGACGGGCTGGCCGCTCATACAAGCTGCGATGGCAACGGTCGGCATCTGGATCATGGGCACGCTCGTGCCGACGCTCACGGCGGTCTGGTCGTGGCTTACTGAGAAGTTGGGAGCGGCGATGACCTGGCTGACCGAGACGGCCTGGCCGAAGCTCGGCGAGGCCGCGAACGCCGTCCAGAACTGGATCAAGGACACCCTGATCCCGACGCTGACCGACTGGTACACGTGGTTCGATCAGAAGCTCCAGGTCGTCTATCAATGGTTCATCGACAAGGGCTGGCCGCTGCTGCAAGCGGCTGGATCTACCGTCTGGACCTGGCTGACGGGCACGCTGTTCCCGGCGCTCTCGGAGTGGTACGACTGGTTCCAGAAGCGGCTCTCGCCGATCTATGACTGGTTCGTGACCGACGGCTGGCCGAAGCTCCAGGCGGCCGGCGCCGTTGTCTGGCAGTGGATCAAGGACTCTCTGCTGCCGACGCTGCATGACTGGTGGGACGTCCTCCAGAACGCCCTGGCGCCGATCTTCGACTGGTTCGTGACCGACGGCTGGCCCCAGTTCCAGACCGCCGGCGCCTACGTCTGGAACTGGCTCGTCACCAACCTGATCCCGGCCCTGAAGGACTGGTATCACTGGATGGGCGAGCAGGCGCGGCCGGCCGCCGAGTGGTGGATCGACAACGGCTTCCCGAGCCTGAGCGGCGGCCTGAAGACGATGAACCCGCTGCTCGCAGACGGCGCGTCGGACTGGAAGGCGTTCACCGACGAGCTTGCCAAGACCGACGCCGCCGAGAACTGGCGCGCGATCCTCGACGACCTCGCCAAGCTCGGGCACTACCTCATCACCCAGATCCATCTCGGCGACTGGTTCCGCGACGTCGGCGCCGGCGCTCAGGACGCCGGCGGCTGGGCTGGCTACTTCGCCGAGGCCGTCGCCTGGATCTCGCGCACGGTCAGGAAGTGGGCCGACTTCGTTGGCGCCAAGGTGCCGCCGGACGTCGGGAGCCCGCCGTCGCCGCCTTCAGGTGGCGGCGGTGGCGGCGGCGGCGGCGGTGGGAACATCCCAGCGCCACCGACGCTCGGAACGACGCCACCCATCGGCGGTGGTGGCGGCGGTGGTGGCGGCGGCGGCGGTGGTGGCGGCGGCGGTGGGTCTCCGAGTCCAGCACCAGAACCGGCCCCATCAGCGCCACCGTCGGGTGGCGGCGGTGGCGGCGGTGGCGGTGGTGGTGGGACTGGTCCGGTCGGCAGCAACTTTGACATGTCGTCACGGTCGGCCATGATCGCATCAGCGCAGGCGATGGCTGCCGCCCTCGGGATCGGCCTCCCCGGAGACATCACCGCTGCCATTCCGATTCAGGAGGCAGGGTTCCCCGGCACCGACCTCGGCCGCAAGTACCACAACTGGTGGAGTATCAAGGCGGGCCCTGGCTGGGACGGCCCCACGGTGAACCTCGGCAAGGTCTGGGAGATCATCAACGGCCAGAAGGTCTGGGTCGACGCGGTCTGGCGCGTCTACGGCTCGGACGCAGAGGGCATGCGCGGCTTCGAGCAGTTCCTCCACGACAACTCCCGCTATGCTGGCGCCCTCTCGATCTGGAACAGCACCCGCGATCCCGTCAAGTTCATCAAGGCCGTGAACGAGGCCGGGTATGCGACCGATCCCACATGGTGGCAGAAGGTCGCGAGCATCGCCGGCTACCAGCAGGGCGGCTGGGCCGGGCTGCACGGCCCTGAGCTTGCCTGGCTCGGCGAGAGGGGCCCCGAGTACGTCGTGCCCAATGCCGCGCTCCGTGGCGGTGGCACGGCGGGTCCCATGCAGACGGTCACTATGCCGATCGTCATTGGCGACCGCACGATCGAGGAGATCTGGGTCACCGGCCGCGACCTCGCGATCCGCCGCGGCCGCGTGCCGGGCGCTGGATCAGCGTCGATGGGGAGCCTGGCATGAGGGCATCCTGATGACCCTGCCGGCGCTCTACGCCCCACGGGTGCAGGTCGACTGGAACAACGACGGCTCGTTCTCCGGCCCGGCCGACGACGTCACGCTCGACACGGCCGGCGACCCTGGCGTCACCATCGACACTGGGCGAGACGGCGCACGCGCGCTCTCGCCGCCGAAGGTGCCGTCAGCAAGCTTCGAGCTTCGCAACGACCACGGCCGCTACTCGAACGAGCGCGGGTCGGCGCCGACGTACCAGCTCGTGCGTCCGGGGACGACGGTCGTGATCTCGGCGACCTACGGCACCACCAGGCTCTACCGCGCAGACGGGCTCTACCGTGGCGAGAGCGTGCCGTATCGCGGCATCGCCTACTGGCCGCTCGCTCGTACCAGGATCGACCAGGCCAGCCAGGACGCCACGCTCGGCGCTCAGCGCGTCAGGGTCGCGACGCTCGGCGCCTCGTCGACGCTGGTGGGGCGCAGTGTGACCGTGCCGCTTCAGACCAGCATCCGCACCGACCAGGCCGTGACGCTGATCCTCGACGCCGCCGGCTGGCCGGCTGGCAAGCGCAGCATCGCGCTCGGTGATACCACCCTTCTGTACTGGTGGGCCGACGGCAAGAGCGCCTGGGACGCGCTCGTCGAGATCACGGCCAGTGAAGGCCCGGGCACGCTGTACGAGGACAACGACGGCGTCCTGCACTGGGAGGGGCGGAACTACCGCGCGGTCACGACGAGGTCGACGACGCCGCAGGCCGCGTTCTTCGACCAGCGCGTCTCAGACGGCGCGCCGTATCGCGGACCGCGGCTCTACCGTGCCAATCGGCTCTATCGCGGCAATGCCGGCGCGTTGTACTTCCAGACGCTCAGCTACGCCCCGGGTTGGAGGACGGTCTATGCCAGGGCCACGTACGCCACGAAGCGCCGTGCGCCAGGATCGGCCGGCACGGTCGTCTGGCGCTACGGTGCCGACATCGCACTCTCGGCCGGCCAGGTCCGGACGCTGATCGCCAGGCCGCCCGACCCGTTCCAGTCCGCCATCACGCCGGCGCTTACAACCGACTACACCCTGACGTCGGGCACGGCCACCATCACGCTCGATGCATCGAGCGGCTTCGTCGCCTTCATCACGATCGCGGCCGGCGCCGGCGGCTGCACGGTCAGTGGCCCGGCAGCGTCGCCGACCTCTGGGCTTCAGCTCCGAGCGCAGCCGCTCGCGGTCGTCTCCGAGACGGTCGTGCAGTCGAGCATCGATCCGTCGACCGCCCCGAGCGTCGACGGCGCCATCCAGACGCTCAGCGTCACTGGCTGGCCCGAGATCGACGTCGCGATGGCCGAGGGCGTCTGTAACGCCTGGGTGACGCGGTACAACGTGCCGCGCCCGCAAGTGACGATCAGCGTACGGGCGGTCGACGCCGCGCACTTCCGCGAGATCGTCGCCCGCCAGGTCTCCGACCGCATCTCGCTTCGATCGGAGGCGACCGGCGTCGCGGCTGACGTCTGGATCGAGGCGCGCGAGATCATCGTCGCCGGCGCTGGCGGGCGTCACCTGGAGGCCGTCTGGCAGTGCGAGAAGGTCGACACCGTGAGCGGCTTCGTCTGGGACGGCTCGACGTCGCTCTGGGACTCGGCCATCTGGGGGTCATGAGGGAGGTGGACTGATGACCAGCCCGAGTTATCCAGCCGCGCTCGATGCGCTTGCCAATCCTGGGCCGACGACCGAGACCGACGACGCCGGGTTCGAGCTTGACATCGTCGTCTCTCGTCTTCAGAACATCGCTATGGCGATCGAGCAGAAGCTCGGCATCGGCACCGGCGGCCCGCCGGCGTCGGCGGCCGTGCTCCGTCGGACGGCGACCGGCGCGTCCGCCTGGGGCCCGATCCAGGCGGGCGAGATCGCCGCCGGCGCCGGCCCCCAGCTGATCGCGTCGGTAGGCCCGCTGGCGAGCGCGCAGGCCCTCTGGGATGTCACGAGCATCCCGCAGGTGTACCGGACGCTGGAGCTGCGCTACCAGGGGCGCTCGACGGCGGCAACCACCGTCCAGACCGTCGGCCTGTGGCCCAATATCGACACCTCTGCCAGCTACATGAACCAGACCCTCCTCGGAGTCGGAACGACGGCAAGTGCTGGTGAAGGGGTGCTCCAGACCTATGCCGATGCTGGGATCGTCCCCGGGGCCGGGCCGGGGCCGCTCGTGCCGGCGGGTTGGATGGGGTCCGGGTCGGTCTGGATACACAACTACACGGCTACGGGCATCTACAAGAGTATCCACGGCCTCGGTCACGTCGCTTTCGGCGTCGCGGCCGGATCAGACTACACCTTCATCAAGGGGGTGACCTACGGCGGCGGCGGCGGGGCGGCGATCACGTCGCTCAGGCTCGCACCCGTGTCCGGCTCGTGGGAGGTCGGGACGGTCCTCGCCCTGTACGGCCACCCCTGAGCAAGGAGACGACATGCCCGACTCCATCATCATCAGCGACGGGTCCGCGCCGGAAGCGCCGCCCGAGATCCGCCCGGCAACACCTGAGGAACAGGCGCAGATCGACGCCTTCCGTGCGAGCCAGGCCGCCGCGTCCGAGCATGGCCGTCGAGTCGAGGCATTCGCGACGGCCGACGACGCCGAGCGGCTCGCGATCGTCAACGAGCGAGCGCAGACCGACCCGGCGTATGCGGCCCTGGCCGAATTGGCCCTGAGAGGGAGAGGAGAGCCATGAGCACGCCACCACCGACGTTGCAAAGCCGCTACGAGCTCGGGGCCGACCCCGTCTGGCGGGGCCGCTGCCAGGCGGCCGGCATCCAGGCGGCGGCCGACGTCATGGCCGAGCCCGCAGCGACGTCCGGCCACGCCGAGCGCACCGCGTTCGCGAACAAGGTGCTGCTGAATCCCTCGCTGATGAGCCCAGCGATGGCGTTCGGCGTCGCCGCGCAGCCGGGCATCACGGGGCCAGACGCCACGGACTCGGACATCCAGTTCACGACCAACGCCTTGTGGAACGCCTGGAGCGGCGTCGCGTCGTGACGCGGAGAGCCGTCCTCTCGGAGGTGACGTAGCATGCCGTGGACACCCCCGAGTGATCCAGTAACCTCGACGGTTATTACCGTCGCGTATGCCGTCGCGAACCTGCTGTCGCAGATCCGCTGGCTGCGGCTGATGACCGGCAATGCCGACCCGCCAGGCAGTAGCTACGTCGTCGTCGCAGACTCGACGCTGTCGACGTCGTGGCGCAAGGTGCCATCGGACGCGCTCGCCGCCGGCGCGGCCGTCGCGAGCCTCGGCTACACGCCGGTCAACAAGGCCGGCGACACCATGAGCGGAAACCTCACCATCCAGGCGGCCGGGTTTCCAGCGCAGGGATTCGTGCTCTACGGCAACAGCGGCGGCGCCTTCATCGGCTGGAACGGTGCGCAGTTCGTCCTGACTGGCGGCCCGGCGATCATCACGGCCGGCGGCCTCACGGCGACCGGCAACCTGCACGTCCGCGCGGAGGGCTCGCCGGCGCAGGGGTTCGTCCTGCTCGGCAACGCCGATACGGCGTTTATCGGGTTCAACGGCACCGATATCGTGACCCATACCGGCAAGGTCTGGACGCAGGGCAACGACGGGAACGCCTCCGGGCTCGACGCCGACCTCTGGCGCGGCCTGGCACCGGCGGGGATGACGGTCGGGGCAGCGACGAATGCCACCAACGCCACCAACGCCACCAACGCCACCAACGCCGCGAACGCCGCGCAGGTCGGCGGCAGGACGCCGACCGCGACGCCGACCGCGAACGCCATCCCGATCTCGGACGGGGCCGGCAAACTCGACGCCTGGGTGACCCCGGCGTCGTTCTCGATCCCGAGCGGGCTCATCATGGCGGTGCGGACGGCAGCGGAGATCCCGGCCGGGTTCGTGCGCGAGACGTCGCTCGACGGGCTCATCCCGGTCGGCGCCGGCACCGCGTTCTCGCAGACGTTCGTCGAGGGCAACGGCTACGGCAACACGTGGCAGCACAACCACAGCCTCAGCGCCGTGCCGGTCTCGGTGACGTCGGTCTCGGTCACCGGCTCGGCGAACGGCGGCCCGTCTGACAACACGGGCGCGTCGAGCGCGATCAATGGGCTGGCCTCAGCCGGCGGCGTGAACCTGAACACGACGGGACACACCCATCCGCTGAACGGCGTTAGCTTAGCCGTCTCCGCATCGGGCACGGGGTCAGGCAGCGCGAACGGCAGCACCCAGAATCAGACCTGGCTCCCACCGATGAGAGCCGTCGTCTGGGCACGAAAGACGTAGCATGCAGCGCCGAACGTTGCGCGGCTGGTTCGAGCACCTCGACGACCCCAGACGCGAGCTCACGGAGTCGGAGTTTATGGCCCTGATGCTGTTGAACATCCGCGAGTACGCGCGGATCATGATGGAGCAGACGACGCAGGCCAGAGCAGCGGCCGAGCACACCGAGGGCATGGTCGGCGCGATCGACGACCTCCTGGGGCGCTGGACAGCCATGCAGGGGATACCCTACGCGGGGTCGGCGACGGTGAGAGCGGCGCTCGACGAGCAGCGCGACACCCAGCGCAGACTCGCCGAGCAGTCGCGGAGCACGTCAAGCTCATGACCGAGATCGAGCGGTTCATCCAGGAGGCGGCAGCAGCGAGAGGGATCAACCCGGACATTGCCGTCCGTGTGGCGAACACCGAGGGCGGCGTCACCGAGCCGGCCAGGCTCGGCGACTTCTCGGGCCCGCCGTGGTACAGCGGCAAATCGTGGTGGGCTTTTCAGCTCCACTACGGCGGCGTCGGCACGGCCTACGGCGCCTGGGGCTCGACCGCCGGCCTGGGCAACGGCTTTACGACCTTGACGGGCTGGCAACCCGGCGACCCAGCGGCCTGGCGCGACGCATGCCGGTATGCGCTCAACCGCGCGCGCACGGGCGGCTGGGGCGCCTGGTACGGCGCGGCAGCGGTCGGCATCACCGAGTTCATGGGGATCGACCGCCAGCACCCCTGGAATGCCAACGCCGAGGTCTGGGACTACGAGACCGGCGGTTCGGTGCCATTGCCGCTCGTGGTCTACGAGCCGAGCGAGCCGCCGCACCCGCAGGACAGTGATTTTGACTGCTCGCAGGACAGCCTGGAGTGGGCGCTCTGGTCCGTCGGCCGCCGGCCGACGGACCAGTGGCTCACGCAGACCATGATCGACGAGGGCGTGCTCTCGCGTGATCTCGGTCTCATGGACGCCTCGGGCGCGGGCTTAGCGGCGTTCATCGACCGCCACTACGGCGAGGATGGCTACGTCGGCGAAAGCGTCGGATCGGTCACGTTCGACCAGCTCGCCGGCGTCTGCGGGCACTACCCGATGATGATCGGCGGCCGGAAGTGGGGCGCCGGCGGTCACTGGTCCGGGCTCCGCGCGTACGACGGCGAGCGCGATGTGCTGCTGTTAGCCAATCCGGCCGCGAACTACATCGGCATTAACCAGACCATGAGCCGCGAGCAGTTCTCCAGGCTGGGCCCGTTCTCGGCGGTCTCGCTGACACATCCTGACCTCACGGTGCCGATCGCTGATCCGGCGCCGATACCGCCGCCGCAGCCGGTGCCGCCCCCTCCCGAGGCCCTGGCCGCGCAGATCGCCGCGCAGCAGGCGTATATCCGGGAACTGGAGACCAGGCTCGGCGTCGCGAGCGTCGACTACGCGGGCGACCTTGAGGGGCTCGCTCGCGGTGTCTCGTCCGTCGCCGCTGCGCTGCGGGCCTTACACCCGCAGCCAGTGTAAGCCGAAGCTACCGCCCATTAGGTCAGTCATCTTCCGAGTCGTCGTCCGGATCGTCCCACCCGTCGGGCACGATCAGCGGGTGCTGCTCGCACGTCATCGAGCCCGGAGCAGCGGGACGGGGGCAGTAGCGGTCCCGGGCGATCCGCCGAGTGCAGACGCCGACCGACTTCCGAGCCACGATGGTACGGAAGATCGCTTTGCCCCGCTCGACCAGTTCATCGTCGCTTAGCATGCTCGCATCCTGGGTGACCGTCAAAATCGTGGATAGGTTCGTCACTCAGGCCGCCGTGATCCTGGTGACAAGTTCGGCGGCCTGGATGCACAACCCGATCGCCGTCATCATGATGGGGGGGTTGGAATCTCCGAGAGCTTCGATGCGCTCACGTCGCTCCAGCCCGCCGGGAATCCCATCAGCCACTCGCAGAGATCCGGGGACACCCGCACCCCAAGGGTTTCCGGCAAAGGCTCCCCCCGAGAGGCGTTCAAGCGCCCATGATCGGGCCTGCCCGGCGACCTGTAGTCTCGACAGGTCACGGTGGGCAAGGATGAACACTCGCCGGCGTTGATGCGGCGCACCAAAGTCTGTAGCCGCAAGACCAAGTCGGGCTGTTCGGTAGCCAAGTCCCGCCAGATCGCTCGTGACCTCGGCTTCCCACGCTGCGTTACCCGGCGGCTGCTCGACAACGATCCAGGCAGGCTCGACGCGCTCACAGATCCTCCTCATCATGGGCCAGAGGCTCTCGCCCGTGCGCCTCCCCTGGATGGCTGAGGCGACGCTGGTTTTCTGGCATGGCGGGCCGCCGATCACGAGATCGGCCGAGCCCCGCTCCGGGGCGAGGGTCGCGACATCCTCGTCAATCGGGACGCCTGGGAAGTGGCGAGCCAGGACACGACGCCTGAACGGATTGACCTCCACGAACCGGACCGTCTGGAATCCGCCGGCGGCGTGGAGCCCCAGCGCATGCCCGCCGATGCAGGAGAACAGGTCCAGGACTCTCAGGGCATGCGGGGTCACGTAGAGCATGATCTCTCCTTAGTGGCCGACAAAATCCCAGTTAGCTTCGGCCATCGGGTACGGACGCCTAGAAGGCGTCCGTCAACTCATAGGTGGTCTCGACGCCGTCCTCGCGGTTCACCCAGCGCTCCCAGGATGCAGCTATGGCCAGCACGTCGCCAGACTTGAGTGATGGCCGGGCGGCGCCAAACTCGGCCGCTGCCTTCAGGATAGCGAGGCGGGTGATGGTGCGATCCTTCGTGGACGGTGCCGCCGGCTCGCCGCTGCCGCCGCGCACGGGCGACGGGAGCGCCCCGTCAGCGGGAGCCACTGCCCGCAGAAAGCCCGCCTTGTCAAGCGTGCAGGTCACGCTCGCGCCGCGCTCCGGGAGCACGACGCCGACAGCAAACTTCGAGATGTTGAACCAGGAATCGTGGCCTTCGAGCTTCAGGCCCTTCTCGTTCACGGAGCGGACGATGCCCGAGACGATCGTGTCTGGCGAGACTGCCATCACGCCGCCTCGCCCATGACGACGCCGAAGCGGGCAGCGCGCTCGGCCAGCTCAGAGCAGGTGCCGCAGCAGAGGCCCTGGCGGCGGGCGCGGCAGACGGCCACGTGGATCTCGTAGCGCTCGACGGCTGGTGGTAGGATGGATCGGGTCATCTGGGCTTCCTCCGGGTGATCCTGGCGCCGTCAGTGGGTGAGATCACTGACGGCGTCGCTTCGTACAAACAGTATAGCATATCTGTTATAGTTTGATCCAAGTAGGAGTGACTATGATCCTGACTCGACTGAAGGAGATCCGCCTGCGCCAGGCGCTCAGCATGCGGGCGCTGACCGAACTGTCTGGGGTGACGCCGACGACGATTGTGCGTGCCGAAAAGGGCGAGCACGTCTATCCGACGACGGTGCGTAAGCTGGCGAAGGCGCTCCGCGTCAGGCCGGCCGACCTGTGCGGAGATGCGGAGCAGCCGCCAGCCATGATGGAAGCGCCGACGACCGTCCCGATCGACGAACGGCGGGCCGTCCTGGTCGCCAACATGCTCGACCAGGCCGAGCGAGCGCGCGGCCGTGGCGACGACGCGGGAGCGCTCCAGTTCGAGCAGATGGCGGCCGAGGCTGCCACCGCGAATGGCGTAGACTAAGCGCAGCAGAATGCCCCGCCAGCACGACGAATGCTGCGGGGCGCGGTGAACCTGTTGAGGAGGCTCACATGAGCAGTGTATCCAACGACCAGGCCGAGCGGGAACGCCGCGCCGATGCGATCCTGGACCAGATCCCACAGGCCGACCTCGAAGCGCTCATGGACGTGCTCGCGCGGCTGGCGATCTCGGTGGCCCGCAACGAGTCCCAGCGCGACGCCGACGAGGCCGAGTCATGAGCGCGGCACCGCTGGCACGACCGCGCGCCATCCTGTACGACCGCGTATCGACGGTCGTCCAGTCCACCAACTATAGCGGTGGCAAGGATGGCTTCCAGCTCGACAAGTGCAGCGCCCACGCGGCCGGGCGCGGCTGGACGATCGTCGACCAGATCACCGACGTAGACAGCGGCGCCAAGTGGGAGATTGACGGCATCCTGGATGCCGTCGAGCGGGCGAAGCGCGGCGAGTACGACAAGCTCGTCGTCTACGAGACCTCACGGTTTGCGCGAGACGTCGGCAAGAAAGCCGTCTACGAAGCCGCGCTCAAGCGGTATGGCGTTCAGGTCGTCTACCTGAACGTCCCGGACGGTGACCCTGACGAGACGCAGTTCATCAGCGACATGTTCGGAGCGCTCGACGCCTACGAGCGCCAACGCATCCGTCGGCGCGTGATGAACGGCATCCGTCAGAAGGCGAAGGGGGGCCGAGTGGTGGGCGCAGGAGTTGCGCCGTACGGCTACGAGTACGTGACGGCCTGGAGCGACGCCAAGCGTAAGCCGGTGCCGATCGGGTTGGCCGCGCACGCGGAGCGCGCCGCCATTGCCGGGCGGATCTTCCTCGCCGCGACGACCTCGCCGCTCGGGGAGATCGCCAGAATGCTCACGAGCGAAGGCATCCCGACGCCGACTGGACGTGGCGCCCGCTGGACGCCAGCGACGCTCTCGCAGATGCTTGCCAAACGCGTCTATGTTGGCGAGTGGCAGTACGGCGAGATCACTGTGGCAGTCCCGCCGATCGTCGACCGAGCCGTGTTCGACGAGGCCCGCATGCGCCTCTCCGAGCGTCGGGTCTCACGGCGAGGACGCGGTGCGGACGAAGACGACGTCTACCTGCTACGCGGGATGCTCCGCTGCGGCCATTGCGGCGGCCTGATCTCGACCTGGAAGGCGTCGCGCTGGCCGACTGCGGTAGGTGGGCCACGCCCGACGACGACGTCGTATCTGTGCCTGCGTCACAAGCCCGGGCGTGCGGCCAGGGCCGGTGTCGAGGTCTGTCCGTTGCCGATGCTACCGGCGGCGATCGCTGGTGACGTAGCCGACCCGTCCCGGCGGATGGGGATCGAGGACGCGGCCCGCGCGTGGATCGAGCAGCAGGTGCTCAATCCACGCGCGTTGAGTGCGCTTGTCGAGCGCGTCGACGAGCTCCACGGCGACGCGCAGCGCACGCGAGAGCGCCAGATCGCGGACCTGGACGCGAAGATCGCACAGCATGAGCGACGGCTCTCGCGCGCCATCGAGGAGCAGCTTGACACCGATCGCGGGTCGGCCAAGTACGAGATCCTGGTCACTGCCGAGCGCCAGGCAACCGAGCTGCTAGAGCAGTTCGCCGCGAGCCGTGCGGCGCTCGTGGCGTTGCCCGAGCCCGGGCTGAGCGCGGCTAGTCTGGCGCGCCTACGTGCCGTGGTCGACGCCTACATTGATGAGATCGACGACGACGAGACACGGCCCGAGCGGCTGCGTGAGTTGTACCGAACGCTCAAGCTCCGCGGGACGGTGACGCTCGATCCGGACGGGCCGTTTCGGCTCGGAGCGCATCGGTACCGTCTGGCCTGGAGTGCGTTGGTCGCGGGGGATAGTGACAAGCTCACGTCTGAGAACTGGACACTATGCTCCGCTGACGGATACACCCTGACGTCGGTCCTGAGCGGCCTGGCACCCCTCTGGTAGGCGCGTTCTGGACTTCTCATACCGGCAATTCTGAGCGCATATGACTCGGCTCTCGGTGGGTGACATCTGGCACGTGACATAGCCCTCATGAGCCAGGCAACCTGCTTGCCGGGTGGGTGGCACCTAGCGTGTCACGCCTCGGCTCGGAGCCGACGCACAGCTTCCGGCCGTAACGTCTTCAGCCGGGCCACGGCGTCGGTCCAGGCAACCGCTAACTCACGGCTATTGAGCACGTAGTACAGGCTCAACTCCAGTAACGAGCGCGCCTCGCGCGCCGTCGGATCGTGCGCCGCCCAGATGGCAATCGCAAGCTTCCGCTCGATGTCTCTCATGGTAGCGCGGTTCAATTCGCCCGTCGCTGGATCACTGGCGAGACCGCGCGCCAGGAGGTTCACGGTCTTCGGCTTGGGGCTCCGCGTTTTGCCTTTGATGATGTAGACGATGGCGTTGCGGGTCAAGCCGCTATAGCGCATCACCCGCGCGACGCTGGTGCGCTGATCTCGCATCAAGCCGGCGACTGTCTCCCCCAGAAACCCCGCGGCTATGAGTGTCATACAACCGCCCAGCGCATTGCTCAATGTGCACTGGTCATTCTGGGCCTTGGGCGCATCAAAGGAAAAAGACTTTTACCATCAACGTATTTGACGCTAACTAGGCTTCCTACTATGCTCTGAAACGTGCAGCGCGCTGCTGGTGCTGTGTCAAGCGTCATGCGGGGGTAGTGCCGATCGAGCCTGGCTGAGGAGAGCGCACCATGTCGCGATCGCCGTTTCTAGCCGCCGTCCTGCGCCAGCAGGGCGTCTCGCAGGGCGAGCTTGTACGACGCACCGGATTGTCGAAGCCGACGGTCCACGATGCCTTTCTCGGCAATGAGGTCTCGCCGTACACGATGGCCAAGATAGCGATTGCGCTGAAGATACCGCTCAGCCAGCTTGACCCTGACGCGGCTGCGGATCTCGACGGCCTGGTCGTCCGCTAGCGCTCGCCGGCCTGACCTGGAAAGGAGGCCGTCGAATGGCGCGCCGTCACCGGGCCGTTGTCGTCTTGCTCACCGTCGAGGACTTCGCGGCCCTCGAAGCGAGCGCTGACGCTCACGCTCACGACACGTACCTGCACGCGCACTGGCTGCTCGCTCGAAGCCTCGGCGTCCGCGTGCCCGAGGCCGCCGCTTCAAGCGACGACAGTGTCATGCCGGAGCGAGCGCAACGAAGCGCCGCCCGGGGATGGCTACCGAGCGGCGCTCGTGATGCGAGCCGGCCAGGGCGCGCATCGAAAGGGGAAACTGATGCCTAGCGTACCACAGGACAGACGCTCAGACGACCTGACGGAGATCGCCCCGGACGGCCCAGTCTCGGACCTGGCCGCTGTCCGGATCCTGATCGACGATCACGTCGAGCGGCTCGCAGCGCTGCTCCCCTACACCGACGCGGTGCCGGCGGGGCGGCAGTGGACCGTGCCGATTGGCCTGGACTGCGGCTTCGACGGCGAGCTCGTGATCCGCGTCCGCGACGCTGGCGACTGCGAGCGCTCGGACAGCCAGCCGCTGGCCGTCGGCGGCGGGGGAGGGCGGTAATCATGCGCGTCGCTCGCGACGTAGCTAGCGGCGTCTGGGCGTCGCTCAGGGAGACGCTCCCGAGCACGGAGGACGAGGCCGGGCCCTGGCTCGGCGGCTTCGCCTGGGCGTTTGGCCTGCATTGGGTGATTCTGATCCTGGTCACGCTCGCCTGGTACGGGGGGCACTCATGAGCGTGCCTGCGACGCGCATGGAGCGGCCGGAGGCGATCGCCATCGCTAAAGCGTTCGTCGCGCAGATCGAGGACTGCTGTGCGCAGATCAAGGTCGCAGGCTCGCTCCGTCGTCGGCTCGCGCACATCGGGGACATCGAGATCGTGGCCGAGCCGAAGACTGAGCGGCTGGAGTGCGGCCTGTTCGGCGACGACATCGGCGAGTCTGACCTGCTCGACGATCGTCTGGAAGCGCTGCTCGACAACGGCACGGTGCAGCAGCGACTCGACGTGAACGGCCGCCCGCGCTGGGGGCCCGTGGTCAAGTACCTGACGTACCGCGATGCGCGGGTCGACCTGTTCTGCCCCGACGCCGGCCGCTTCGGCTGGATTCTCCTGCTACGGACCGGCCCGGCCGCGTTCTCCCGCCAGCTCGTGGTGCCTCGCGGCAAGATCCCGGGCGAGGCGCGCACGCACACCAAGACGAAAGACGGGCGGTGGGGGCTCATGCCGCCGCACATCGTCCCTAGAGACGGCTGGCTCACGTACCGCATGAGCGGCGAGCGCATCGAGACGCCGACCGAGCAATCGGTCTTCGAGCTGTTCGGCCTGCCGTACCAGGAACCGTGGGAGCGGACCTGATGGTCGCTCACGTCGTGCCCGATCGCGACATGCGCGGCCCCGGCTGCGACGAGCGCTGCACGGTGGTCCAGGCGCTGCTCGTCGGCGTCTTCGGCAGATCCGAGCTGCTGCTCCACGATGCGACCGCGCACGAGGCGTACGGCCGCTGGTTAGCCGAGCCGGCGCGACCATCCGAGCCCGAGGTGCGCGCCAGCGGGCCGCTGGCCGTGAACCTGGCGACACTGGACGTCGCGGTCGGCGGCGAGGCGATCTTCCTGACGCCGACGGAGCTACGGCTCCTCCTCGTGCTGGTCCGTCGGCTCGGCGAGGCCGTTTCCCAGGAGGAGCTGCTCTCCTGCGCCTGGGGGCCAACCTGGGTCGGCGAGGCGCACGTCCTGCGCGTGAACATCTCTCGGCTACGGAGCAGGATCGGGCCGGCCGGGCGGCTGATTACGACGCTCGCCACCTTCGGCTATCGCCTGGAGGCCGTGCCGCCTGGCGACCTCGGGCCGCTGACGA